ACTGATTGTTATCGTATTCAGTCTGTAACTCAGCTTTTTTTGCTGATACTTCTGCCCATGTAAATAACTGTGGTCCGAAAACAGCTGTACCATTTTCATCTGCACCAGTTACATATTTTACATTAGCTTCGTACTCAGCTTGATTGCTAGGTTCTCCTGATACAACAAACTCTGCATCATCTTTGAGAGCTTTGATTGCACTTGCTATGTCTGTCATTTTAGTTTCCTTTCTTTATTCTAAATACTCTGTAATACTAAATGTTGCTCTACCACTCGTAGAAAACACTGATTGTCTGTTCCAAATAATTAAATTTGAACCTGAAGTAGTTGATCCTTGCCACTGCCACGCTTTACTTGTTCCAGCACCCCAACTAGCTTTTCTAACCACAACTGTAGGATGATTATATATATAATCTGCAGCAGCACTTACATATCTAAAAACTGTAATTTCTGCTTCATTTGAACTTCCTGTGTTATCTCTAAGAGCATATCTAAATCCTTGATTTACATCTCCATGATCTCCATTTACAGATGCACTTATTTGAAACAAAATTATAGAACTGGCACTTATTGGTGTAAAAGTCTTTGACATACCTGTTAAATTTGCAAAACTTTCTGAGTTTATACTTACAGCAGTAGTACTTTGAACAGATACCATTTGTATAACTTTACCAGTAGTTATTGCAGTAGGCAAAGCACTAATACTACTTATAGAATTATTATTTAATCTTGTAATAGCCATTATGCTAGTACCTCCATTAGTGTAATCATTGAAGGTTCACTATTTCTTTGACAAACTATAGATGAACCACTTTGTAATTTAAATTGTGTTTTATAAGTTACAGC